GATATAAGTGATTTGAGTAGCGGAATGGCAAAGGCAGGTAAAGAGGTTCAAACATTTAGTAGCCGTATGGAAGGCTTTGGCAAAAATATGCGCGACATTGGTGGAGGGATTGCGCTTTCATTTGGCACAATTGCAACCGGAATTACCGTGCCGTTGAAACAAGCGGTACAGACTTCGGTCGACTTTGACAGCGCCATGCGACGGGCGGCGACGATTGCCGGGGCAACGGAAAAAGAATTTGACGCTTTGAAGCAAACGGCGCTTGACCTCGGAGCAAAAACGACCAAGTCGGCGCAGGAAGTTGCGGTTGCGATGTCGGAGATGGCCGCGAAAGGCTACGACGTGAACCAAATTATTGCGGCTATGCCGGGCGTCATTGCCGCTGCCGAAGCGTCAGGCGAGGACTTGGCGCTAACGGCTGATACGGTATCAAGCGCCATTAATGCGTTTGGCTTAGAGGCAAAAGACGCTTCCAGAGTTGCTGACATACTTGCCCAGTCAGCAAATGACACGGCAGCAGGGATAGCCGACCTCCAATATGCGTTTAAGTACGCGGCTGGCCCAGCGGCGCAACTTGGTTACTCTATAGAGCAAGTAACGGCAGCGGTTGGAATCATGGTTGACGCAGGACTTGCTGGAGAACAAGCTGGTACATCATTGAGGGCGGCACTGATACGTTTAGTTGATCCCCCTAAAAAGGCTGCGAATACATTGAAGGCTCTTGGGGTACAGGTCAAAGACCAAAACAATGAAATGAAACCGCTAAGTCAGATTATTGGCGAACTATCAAAAGCAATGGACGGGTACACGGACTCGCAAAAAGCGTCAGCACTTGCGGCAATATTCGGTACGGAGGCAGTTTCGGGCATGATGGCGCTCGTTGCAGCAGGACCGGAAAAAATCGACGCCATGACGAAATCGCTAGAAAATTCGGCTGGCGCGTCTGCAAAAGCCGCTAAGAAAATGATGGGCGGACTTGGCGGAGCCATCGAGCAAATGAGCGGTGCGTTTGAAACAATGAAAATAATCGTAGGCGACCATTTGACGCCAACTATTCAGCGGTCGGTAGAATGGATAACCAAGCTGATTGAGGCATTTAATAATGCACCGCCAAAATTGCAAAAGTTTATATCGGTTGCGGCGTTAGTGCTTGCGACGCTGACTGGATTCATTGCGGTTGTTGCAACAGCAGCCGCTGGCGTTGGACTATTCATGATGTCGATAGCGCCGATTGTTGGGCTATTTACGAAAACTAACGCAACCGGCAAAAAGACTAGCGGAGTTTTGCGAGTGCTTGGCGGAATTTTTAGATGGCTGGTCAGTCCGATTGGGCTTGTGATTGGTGCGATTGTCGGATTATCAGCGGCTTTTGTTACGTTATATAAAAAATCCGAAACATTCCGCAATACAATCGACAAAATCGTCTCGAAGTTAGAAGGGGCGTTTTCCGCAGGTGTTATAAAAGCAGGTCAAGCACTAACAAAATTGAAAAGTGTATTCGTCAAACTTGTAAATACTAAAATCAATCCATTTTTCGAAAATCTGGCGGATGTATTTCGCGGGGCATGGATAGTGAGCGTTGAAAAAGCTAGCGCTGTTTTCAGTAAATTTAAAAATGTTTTGCTCGATATAGCTGAAACAAAAGTATTTTCGTTTTTCGAAAGATTAGCGGGCGCTGTTTCATCGGCATTTCACGGAGACTTTAGCGGTATGGCGCAAATATTTGGACAACTCGTACCTACTATCATCAGCGTTATGGTTGGCGGAATTCCGGCACTGATTTTGACAGCGGCTCGTTATTTACCGGCAATCGCAGAGGGTTTAGAGAGTAGTATGCCTGCTGTTTTGAGTGGAATTACAAAGGTCATAGACAGAATATTTGACTCAATGACCATTTATTTGCCAATGTTTATACAGTCAGGCGTTGATATATTGACGAAGATAATCGAAGGCTTGGCAAAAGCAATTCCGTTAGTATTGATAATAATCCTTAATATTGTTACGACGATAATCACGGCAATTGCAAAATATTTACCGGAGTTTGTAAGCGTAGGAGTTGACATACTGACGAGCCTAATCGAAGGAATATCGAACACAATACCGCTCATTCTGCCTATAATTCTTACAGTTGTAACAACGTTGATTACTGCGATTGCTGATTTCCTACCTGATTTTATACAATCCGGTACAGAGATTTTAATTAGCTTAATTAACGGATTAGTTTCATCTTTACCGAAAATTGTTGGCATAGCACTGATGGTTGTAACGACATTATTACGTGTAATAACAGATGCCTTACCTGTAATTATTAACACCGGTATAACTATTTTAAATGCGCTAATCGAAGGAATTATTATACTCTTACCAGCCTTAATTGACGCCGCACTTTCAATTGTTTTAACCATCGCGCAAGCTATTACTGACAACTTACCTAAGCTAATCGAGGCAGGCATACAAATACTCGACACACTAATTGACGGTATTATGTCGATTTTACCGAATCTACTTGAAATGGGAGTCTTAATTATATTAGCGTTATTCGTTACGATAATAGATAATCTTCCAAAAATTATTGTAGCAGGCATTAAAATAATAGACGCATTAATCAACGGGATTATGAAAATTTTACCACAGCTACTTGAAACAGGTATTATGCTGATTTTTACTTTATTTGGTTCCCTAATCGACAACTTACCGAAGATACTCGACGCGGGTGTCAAAATTTTAGTCGCTTTGATTGACGGAATCATGAAGATTTTGCCACAACTTTTGCTGGCTGGCTTAACGCTTATTGTCAAATTAGCTGGCGCTTTAATACAAAATTTACCGAAAATCTTGGAGGCAGGCGGGAAAATTTTATTGGCGTTGCTCGACGGTATCGCGAAATTAATTCCGAAGCTGCTATCGCTTGGCTGGGATTTAGTTAAGAAATTGGCTGGCGCTATTGACGACAAAGTCGGCGACATGTTCAATGTCGGCGCGAACTTGATTAAAGGGCTGTGGAACGGTATTAACTCAGTTAAAGACTGGATCATCGGAAAAATCGGCGGTTTTGCAAGCGGCGTTGTAAAAGCGGTCAAGGGATTCTTTGGTGTGCATTCGCCGTCCCGTGTATTTCGCGACGAAATCGGTAAAATGCTCGGACTTGGGCTTGCGGACGGTATGCTCGCAATGAAAAGCGACGTAATTGGAGCAGCGGAAAGGCTGTCCGAGTGGGCAACGCCTGAACCGCCGGACGTATCGCTCGCTTATGCAACACCAAGCAGAGCACGTGCGGCATTGTCAACGACAATAGGTACAGTGGAACGAGGTTCATTCGCTAACAGCCCTAGCGGCAGGTCACCATCTGTTTTGGAAGTCCACGTCTTTGCGAATATCGACGGAAAAGAACTGTCCAAGGAAATTGCGGAGCCAGTGAGGATCGAGTTGGATAAACTTGATGTTCGCAGTCAGATTATTAAAACCGGGAGGAGGAAATCATGACGGAAAAGTTAACAGTTAGCTTTGGTGGACATGACCTGTCTAGTTATTTAATCATCAATACGTTAGACCGCGGCATTGGCGTGTCTAAAAAAAGTCGGACTCAACAGCGTATTGGCAAACTCGGTGTTCAATTTCTCGGCACCGAGTCCTCCTTGTACTCCTTTCCGATGGGCTTTTCTTTGATTGACGACCTAGGAACCAAGAGGCGGAAGTTAGCCGAAATCTTAAACGTTGACGAACCAAAACCCTTGGAATTCTCGGATGAACCGGGGGTATTTTATTTAGCCTATCCGAGCATTTCCGGAAATATCGAGGAAGTACTTAAAGTCGGCAAAGGAACAATCACATGGGAAATCCCCGACGGTGTGGCGTACTCGAAAGCGGAATATGTATTCTCGAATGAAGACTCTGATGGGATTTTACAAGACTTTATTATCGTAGACAATCCCGGTACAGAGACCATGTTGCTAGAGATGGAAGCAACATTTAATAGCGATAATGGATTTCTTGGTTTAGAAAATGACGACCGGTCAACGTTGGTGTTGTTTGGAAACGTCGAGGAAGTGGACGGCTATCACTACGAAACGAGCGACCTATTGTTTGACGACCATCTCACGAAAGATAAGGGATGGATATTGAACAACGGTGTAACTCCGCCGGTCACGCCAGAACGCTTGCAAGTCGGAACCGTCACTTATGTTGTCGAGGATTCGGCGACAGACGAAGGATATGTAAAGCCTAGTGGCTATGGCACAGGCACAAGTTGGCACGGTCCATCCTTAACGAAGATTGTACCCGCAGACAAAAACGGAAAATACGCTAAAAACTGGCGGTCAGACTGGCGCTTTGATTTTAACACAGACGGGAGCACAGCCAAAGGTCAAGAGGTCGGGCATAACTCGATTACCTATATCGACCAAAA